CCGAAATAAAGCTATACATTACACATAGTTATTTTTACCGCTTCGTATAATGTGGTGCACAGATTATGTTACTAAGCCCCAGTGAGAAGATTAGACAAGCTCACGGGGCTTTTTAACATCAATCTGCATTATGCGAAGCTTAGTGAAGGGGAGAAGTACGACTTGTTTAATGTCGTACTTAAGTCCGATATTTCGGAATATATTATTTTTTTATTCGTCTTTACCTAACACTTCTTGTCTATATTTCATCACTTCCTCAGCTTTTAAATTTTTCAAATGGTATTTGATTAGGGCGTGTATTACATCGCTTTCAGCCATGAGTGATTTTTTTTGCACGACAAACTTCATTAGTGTCTCTTTTACGTCTTCAACTTCTTCACTACGGATTTTGTAGACTTTGCTCATTTGTAAACGCCTTGTAACTAAATAACTAGGTAACTTTTTTAATATTAACCTGTTTTACAGGTTGACAAGTTACTTGGTAATTTTGTTTAATTTCTTAAACGTAGTTACTTGGTAACTTTTCATGATTGATTTTATAGAAATGCGCTTATTCGTCTTAGACGAATTTGTTATCTCGGATAGGGATGGCAAGCATTTTCTATTGTCTTGTGATTTGTTACAGCTTGGTGTCACTGTAGGTTCAAGAGATGTTTACTTGGATGAGCAGGGCAATATGCAAGTAGGTGCGTTGTATCACCCTTATGATGATTTACCCACTTCATTTACTAATGTTGCTTTTAAATTAGTTCATGAAGGTAAAATTAAACCGCATGTCATGATCAAATGTAGTCCTGCAAAGATTATGCAGGGTCATAACATTTTTGGCTCGGATAATTTGGAATTAGGTGTTTTTGAAATGCTTGGTTTCTTAGCGGAATCTCATCCTAAGCTTTATAAAATATTAGATATTCCGAATGCTCAGATTGTCAATTTAGATGTGACTTATTCAGCACGTTTAAGAAATGATGATCAAGTATGCAAGGTTTTAGACTTTCTTCGTAAAGTTTCCAGTGGCTCACTTCGTAAATCTAAATTGGTTTATGGTTCCACAGTTTATTGGGGTTCACCTAATTCTAAACGCTTGTGCCGTAAGGCTTATTGCAAGTCAATTGAATTTCAATTGCAGCTTGCAAAGCTAAAACGTCAAGCTTCTAAAGGTGAAGTTTTTGCGTTGCGTGTAATTAAAGCAATGGAAGACCCTCGTGTAATTGAATTTATGCAGGGTTTACTACGTTTAGAAACTCGTTTTAAACCTTTGTGGTTAACGGAACATAATATTCCACTCAATGTATTTGATCTTATTAAATATCAATCTGAACACCCTAATTTTTTAACTGATCTTTGGCAACTAGCAAATAAACCACTTTTTGAAGCATTGGAGGGTCATACGATGAAGGCTCTTGATCACGATACTGTATTTGGAAAAATCTGCGCTAAATTCGACACTTATACAAAGTCAGGTCGTTTATCACAAACTAAGTCTCGTAATATTTTTAATTTCTTTTGTGCATTGGAACTTCATGGTTCTGATGAACTTAAGAAGAAATATAGTAAGTCACAATATTATCAATATATATCAGATTTAATGAGTTGCGGTTTTTCAAAGGCTTATTTGCAAAACCTTGATTCAGAATCAAAAAATAACGTTATTCCATTCGTTCAGCTCGTCAAAATCGATTTTCAGAATCAAGTACCAGATTGGTATCAAGAACCTGAATCACGCTTTGCTAAGGTAGGTTAATTATGCTCAGTATTACAGCTCAATTATTAGATGTTCAAACTGGTGACTTTTGTAGTCTAGTTTTTAAAGGAACCAAATGGGATTTTGGTTTACAACAAGAAGTTCCAGCTTCTGTACGTGTTGCAGTTTCCAAAGATCATCTTTATTTAGTTCCTACTTATCAGGAAGCTAAAGGGAAAATGGTTTCTGTAGAAGTTAAAGAAGGTTTAACAAAGTCAAAGCAGATCTGGTTTAGAACAAGTGGAACAGGTCAAATAGTTCTACAGGATGATTAAATATCTTTATATATCAAAGTGTTAACTATATAACACTTCGTATAATGTATAATATGTTAAAAATCAATAACTTATGTGTAATTTAACTATGACAGAATTTGTTTATACATGCAAGAAGTGCGGTAAAAAGTTTACAAAACACTCTGATTACTGCATCCATTTTTACAAGTGTAAATAACAGATACCACTGGCTTTTGGGGGCGTGGTTTAAAAGCGCAAGCCAGTGGCTCTAATTGGGGATTTTAGAAATGGACATGGTCTGTAAGCAATTATCGTCACCTGATGCTAATGGGGTGCAGTCATGTCTTCAATGGGGTCAAGCTGACCTTTATTTACCACCATTAAGCTACGCCGAAGCTACAACAATTGGGGGCGCTTTTTGGTTATGTCTGGCAGTCGTATGGAGTTTGAAAACTATACGAGTGCAAATTTTTGAAAAGTAAGGAGTTCAATCATGAACACTAAAAAACAAGTAATGCTTCAACGTTTTAAACAAGCTGCTGTAGTTGCTACGGCTGCGGGGGTAACTGTTGCATCGAATGCTGCTATTGATGTAACTGAAATTACTGGGGAGTTGTCTGGTGCTCAGGTTGCGGGTGCTACTGTAGCTGCTGCTGCAATTTTGATTCCGCTAAGTATCAAAGTATTTAAATACATCCGTTCTGCATTCTAAGAACCAGTGTATTACATGCGAGCCACCGTAAACGCGCGAGGGCTCGCAGTCGCGTTTACGGGGTGAAGCATGGGTGATATTGGGGCGTACATATGGCTATTAATGATGATTTATATTGGTATAAAAATGTTTTAAGAAGAACAATTTCAACAACAATCCGCTTTTACTTATCTCTCTCAATTATCCTTTCACCAATAATTCTAATGACTGAAGCTAACGCCACCGATGATGGTGATTGGTGGCTTCAACGTGAAATTAAGCGACAACAGAATCGTGAAGATTATGCAAGACGTGTCTACGGTCGATCTGCTAGATCATTTACTGAAACTGATCCAGTAACTGCGAAAACAAGAACAGTTACTAGAATTGCTATTGCAGAAGCATCGCCTACAGCTTCAAAAGTGGGTGCATCTATGTTTAAGCGTGTTGCATTCTATGCAAAGAATCCAGGCGTTCAAATGATTGGTGTTATGGCTGCGACTCAGCTTATTGAAGCAATTGGTTGGGTTATGGAAGATGGTGCATATGTAAAGAAAAAACCTGCTGACCCAGATAAAGACCCGACTTTACCACGTGCATGGCATTGGACAAATATTGGTTATTATTCGACTACTACCGCAGCTGCTGCTGCATATATGGCTTATCACAATTCAACTGCTGCCTCATCAAAACAGGCACGTTCTTACCAAATAAAAGACACTATTAACGCTGATTATAAAACAGTTTATCTTTTTGATTCTTCTGGCGCTTTAGTCGGAAACGTTACTATTCAGTATGTTGTAAATCCAGATTATGATCCAAATGGAGAACCACCCCAAGATCAAACAATTCCTTTAACACCTGAGTTATTAGGGGCTGCAATGATGGGTGAAGGCTATAACGATCCTGTAAAACCAGAACATTATAATCCTATTGCTAATACTGGTCTTATGAATAGCTCTGTAGCTGATATCTATCAACACTCAGGTAATGGTGTTGGTGATGATTTAGCTAATGAGATGGACCAGAAATTAAAGAACGCTCCACAAACACCTAATAATCAACCTGCTCCTTATGGTTCGCCTCAATATGCTAATCCACCTTCAGAATCTGCACCTAATGCTAATGATCGCACATGGGATGAAGATGGTGGGACTGCTGACGGTAAAGCTGAACCGATTAAAGACCCTGAAGGAAATCCGACTGGTGGTCAATCCATATCAATTGAGTTTCCAATATTTTGTGAATGGGCTTTTACGGTCTGTAAATGGTATGACGATTGGAAAAAAACAGATGAATGGATGAAAGAAGATCCTGAACAGAAAGACCCTGAAAAAGTTGAATTTGATGAAGATGTATCGGCAGGTACTGTAACACTTACGGGTTCGGATGCTTGTCCAAAAGATTCTGTTCAATTCACTTTAATGGGTCAGACTTATACTCTTGAATTACCTTATCAACCTGTTTGTGATGCTCTTACTTTCTTTAAGCCTGCTGTGTTGGCTGTTGGTGCTATTACTTCAGCTTTTATTGTTGCGGGTATTAATGTTAAGGGAGAAGATTAACTATGAGTTTAGCTAGTCTTCTTTCTAAAGTATCAGAAACAATTTTATCTAGTGCCGTCTCAAAATTACTTAAAGGTGCTGGACTTTCTTTATTTACATACGGTGCAACACAAGGAGCATTTTCCTTAGCTGTAAGCACTATTCAAAGTTATTGGGGCACATTGGGCAACGTATTGTATGTTGTTGGTCTAAGTGGATTTGATCAAGCTATCAGTATGGTTTTATCTGCTATTGCCTTACGTGTTGCATTATCAAGTATGCAAGTTGGGGTACGAAAAAGTGATTAATTTAGTATGTGGTCAACCACGTAATGGCAAATCTCAATTTATGGTGAAAACCATATTAGATATGCTTGAAGAAAATAAAAAATTAGAAGAACAAGGTAAACCGGCAAGACAAATTTATTGTGATATTGATGGTCTGAGAATACCTGAAGTTGAACCTGCTCCAGATGATTGGCGGGATACTCCGGATGGTTCAATTATTATTTATGATGAAGTACATATGCGTAAAGCATATGAGTACAAGGGTAATCAATACTCTCAAGATCAGATGATTAAGGACCTTACAATTCATGGTCATTTTAACAAGGATATTTGGTTAATTACTCAGGACCCTGCGCGTATTGAAAAAGGTATTCATAAGCTTATTGATAAGATGTACTTCATAAAGCGTCCTAGTTCTAAACCGCCTTATACAAATGTTTTTGTATTTGATAAGTGGTTATCTAGCCCTGAACCTGCTGCAAATCGTAATGCTAAACATAAGAAGTATTTCGACCATTATCGCTTTCATTTTAAAGACGAATATCAAAAGCTTTATCATTCTGCGTCTGACCATTCCAGTATCAAATTTAAGTTACCAAAACAGTTATTTATCTATGTATCAATTATTTTAGGAATAGTTGGTTTTGTAGTATTTGGTTTAATGAATACTAAATCTTTTAACCCGCAAAGATTTGAGGATAAACAAAGTGCATCAGATACCAAAAAAGATAGTAAAACGAATGGTCAAACGGTTAATCAGAAGACTGACGAACAGAATCTTTTATTAGATCAGCAGTGTTCTAAACAGTATGGTTTAACCATTGAGCAATGTGCAGACTTACGCGATCCGACAAAAAGAAATGCTGAATTATTGGCAAAAGAGCAAAATGACATGCAAAGTATTGTGCTTAAATACAATCCTAATAAGCCTTATGATATTGATGCTAGTCAAGTCAGTTATGAGATTACGTCAAAGCCTGTGTTTAGTGGTTGTATGAAGCAGAATGGACGTTATGTAGCATATACCCAGCAAGGTACAATTTTGCATGATGTGTCTCAATCAGATTGCAGACGACTCTTAAAACATGCAGGTGATCGACCTTTTAATTATTTTGCTCAACCACGTAATGAACCTATGAATACAGAAGCTTTGAGAAAGGATTCTGTTGAGCAGATACCACAACGTCAACAACCGATTCAATATGCTGAAAACTACATACAAAGAGGTCTTGAACGTGACCCAAATTGGGATTTATAACGATTTGAAATCATTCCCTTTGACTACAAAAAACCGTCTCTTTGATGTAACGTAGCGGTATAGAAAAGTGTCTTCAGGGGAATTGAGACACATCGAGTAAACAATTAAATCTTGTATAAATTTTGAGTGTCTCAAGGCGTAGTCTAGACACTTTGACGGGGGATATATGACAAAACAAGTTTTTGAATATTTAGAAGAAAAAGCAAGCCAAGTGATAGATACTTCTTTATTGCCTTTGGATTGTTTAAAAAATCTAAATGAGTTGTCTGGTGCAATTGATGTTTTAGTGAAATGTGGTTACTTGACCGATAAAGAAAGTATTAATAAAGCGTTTGATATTTTAGAGCAAGTCACCACCTTTGCGGATAATTCTTTACCTAATGGACTGGTAGAATATGACAAAACATGATGCACATGTACTTAAGTTTAAAATGCAATTTTTTCCTATTAAGGTTTTTATTTTTATTGCGATGTTTTTCTTCATTACAGGGATGTTATTTGCTTCTTTCCTCTCTGTATTTAAATGCACTTTTTAGCGTCTGAAAGTTCGCATAATGTGATGTTCAGATTATGTTACTAAGCCCCAGTGAGAAGATTAGATAGTCTCACGGGGCTTTTTAACATCAATCTGCATTATGCGAAGCTTAGTGAAGGGGAGAAGTACGACTTGTTTAATGTCGTACTTAAGTCCGATATTTCGGAATATATTATTTTTTTATTCGTCTTTACCTAACACTTCTTGTCTATATTTCATCACTTCCTCAGCTTTTAAATTTTTCAAATGGTATTTGATTAGGGCGTGTATTACATCGCTTTCAGCCATGAGTGATTTTTTTTGCACGACAAACTTCATTAGTGTCTCTTTTACGTCTTCAACTTCTTCACTACGGATTTTGTAGACTTTGCTCATTTGTAAACGCCTTGTAACTAAATAACTAGGTAACTTTTTTAATATTAACCTGTTTTACAGGTTGACAAGTTACTTGGTAATTTTGTTTAATTTCTTAAACGTAGTTACTTGGTAACTTTTCATGATTGATTTTATAGAAATGCGCTTATTCGTCTTAGACGAATTTGTTATCTCGGATAGGGATGGCAAGCATTTTCTATTGTCTTGTGATTTGTTACAGCTTGGTGTCACTGTAGGTTCAAGAGATGTTTACTTGGATGAGCAGGGCAATATGCAAGTAGGTGCGTTGTATCACCCTTATGATGATTTACCCACTTCATTTACTAATGTTGCTTTTAAATTAGTTCATGAAGGTAAAATTAAACCGCATGTCATGATCAAATGTAGTCCTGCAAAGATTATGCAGGGTCATAACATTTTTGGCTCGGATAATTTGGAATTAGGTGTTTTTGAAATGCTTGGTTTCTTAGCGGAATCTCATCCTAAGCTTTATAAAATATTAGATATTCCGAATGCTCAGATTGTCAATTTAGATGTGACTTATTCAGCACGTTTAAGAAATGATGATCAAGTATGCAAGGTTTTAGACTTTCTTCGTAAAGTTTCCAGTGGCTCACTTCGTAAATCTAAATTGGTTTATGGTTCCACAGTTTATTGGGGTTCACCTAATTCTAAACGCTTGTGCCGTAAGGCTTATTGCAAGTCAATTGAATTTCAATTGCAGCTTGCAAAGCTAAAACGTCAAGCTTCTAAAGGTGAAGTTTTTGCGTTGCGTGTAATTAAAGCAATGGAAGACCCTCGTGTAATTGAATTTATGCAGGGTTTACTACGTTTAGAAACTCGTTTTAAACCTTTGTGGTTAACGGAACATAATATTCCACTCAATGTATTTGATCTTATTAAATATCAATCTGAACACCCTAATTTTTTAACTGATCTTTGGCAACTAGCAAATAAACCACTTTTTGAAGCATTGGAGGGTCATACGATGAAGGCTCTTGATCACGATACTGTATTTGGAAAAATCTGCGCTAAATTCGACACTTATACAAAGTCAGGTCGTTTATCACAAACTAAGTCTCGTAATATTTTTAATTTCTTTTGTGCATTGGAACTTCATGGTTCTGATGAACTTAAGAAGAAATATAGTAAGTCACAATATTATCAATATATATCAGATTTAATGAGTTGCGGTTTTTCAAAGGCTTATTTGCAAAACCTTGATTCAGAATCAAAAAATAACGTTATTCCATTCGTTCAGCTCGTCAAAATCGATTTTCAGAATCAAGTACCAGATTGGTATCAAGAACCTGAATCACGCTTTGCTAAGGTAGGTTAATTATGCTCAGTATTACAGCTCAATTATTAGATGTTCAAACTGGTGACTTTTGTAGTCTAGTTTTTAAAGGAACCAAATGGGATTTTGGTTTACAACAAGAAGTTCCAGCTTCTGTACGTGTTGCAGTTTCCAAAGATCATCTTTATTTAGTTCCTACTTATCAGGAAGCTAAAGGGAAAATGGTTTCTGTAGAAGTTAAAGAAGGTTTAACAAAGTCAAAGCAGATCTGGTTTAGAACAAGTGGAACAGGTCAAATAGTTCTACAGGATGATTAAATATCTTTATATATCAAAGTGTTAACTATATAACACTTCGTATAATGTGTGCCAGATTATGTAACATAGCCGATTTGCAATCATTCCAACCGCAAATCGGCGTTATTTTACATAGTCGGCATTATGCGAT